AGACACGCCCCCAACGGTAGACATCACCGAAGGCGACCTTTGGTTTGAGTCTGATACTGGCAAGACATTTGTTTACTACGATTCATTTTGGGTTGAAGTAGGTAGCGGAGGTTCCATAGAAAGTGGAGTGGCAACGCAATCAGACTGGAATCAAACAAATATATCGGCTGCTGACTATATAGAAAACAAACCAAATGTATATAACACTGGAGATGACCTGTATCTTGACCCACAAGGAACAGGCCTTGTTTATATAACGGGCGACATGATTCCATTGAGTTCATCAGTATCTCTTGGCTCTTCTGCTAGTCCATATAACGAAGTATGGGTTGGTCCATCATCATTAAAAATACTTTCACAAGATGGCGGTCCAACGATTACATTGAGTAATCAAGAAGACTTCCTGCGAGTTCAATCTGGTGGATTAATCGTTGAAAGCACAGCATCAGTATCAACTGGTGGAATCTTAAGAGTTGACCCAGAAGGTCAACTTTTTATTACATCTTCATACCAGAATCCAAATAAATCATCAGTATTGACGATTGTTGGAAACAATGTTGGAACTTTTTCCCCTCCAGTAAACAATGGTGGAATGGTTCATATAACAGGTCATGATAACTTAACAAGTAGAATTGTCAATGATAGTTATGGAAATTCTGTTTTCAGCCAGATGGCTGGAAGACATGCTGCTGGAACATCTGCTTCTCCAACTGCTGCAAGAACTGGTCCACTATTCAGAATCACTGGCGCTGGCTGGAGGCCTGGCGCTGGCTTTGGGATTGCTGGAGATGACCCTCCAGTGTTTCTTGATTTTTATGCAAAAGAAGACTTTGAAGCAAACGATACCCCAACGGAAATTCGTTTCTACACAACGCCTAGCGGACAGTATAAAGGTGTGCTGAGCACAGTAATTGACTCTTCTGGTATTCAACTAGAACAATCTGGTTCTGGAATAACCTTTTATGACAACACAGTTCAGACAACCGCCTATAAAGGAAGTTCTACTTTCAGTGGGTACTACGGTTCTTTCTATGACACCACAAACCTATTGATGACTAGCGCTACGACCGCTTATGCGCTCCCACTCAACACAACGGCAGAAGCGGTTGGGGTTTCAATTGTCTCTGGCTCTCGGATTACTGTTGCCAATGCTGGCGTATACAATATTCAGTTTTCTGCACAGTTAAACAAAACAGACAGCAATGATGACCTTGTAAACATTTGGTTTGCTAAAAATGGGACAAATATCACAAATTCAAACACGCAAGTTACCGTGCTTGGAAATGGTGGAAAGTTCCTTGCCTCTTGGAACTTTGTTCTGACACTTGCTGCTAATGACTATGTTCAAATCATGCTTCAGTCTCCAGATACAAACATGAGAGTAATTGCTTCTGGTGAGCAATCAAGCCCTGCTCGCCCAGCAGTTCCTTCATCCATAGTTACAGTAACGCAGGTTAGATAATGGCTATTAATTTTCCAAATTCCCCTATTCTTAACCAGTCTTATTCATCTGCTGGGCGTTCTTGGCAGTACGATGGGGAAAAATGGGTTTTAATTTATTCAAGTGTTAATATTGATGGTGGTGACGCAAGTATCCCAATGATTTATGAAGCAGAAGTAACTAATGTTGTTACGGAAATCTACGATGGAGGCTTATTAGTATGAGCGCAAGAATTCAAGTAAAACGTACAACCAAACAGGCGTGGATCGATGTTAACCCCCTACTAGCCGCTGGTGAGTTCGGCTATGAGACTGATACGGGTAACTTCAAGATTGGTAACGGCACGTCATTATGGAACGCTCTTGGTTACGCCGCATATGATGCATCCCTTTTGGAAGAGCGCTTTGCTGAAGAAGCATGGCACAAGCCAGTACGTTTAGCAACAGCCGCTGCACTCCCTAACACCCCTTCATACACAGCAGGATCTGCGGATGCAGATGGTGGTACGGGTACTGGTGCTTACCTTCAATCGTCAGCAAGCGCTCGTTTGGTTGTAGATGGTGTTAATGCTGTAACTGGTAACCGCATCTTGGTAAAAAACCAAGTAAATACCATTCACGATGGTATCTATGACGTGACCACACAAGGTAGCGCTAGTGCTGCTTGGAGATTAACACGTTCAACAGACATGAACGGATCACGAATTGGACAAGCAACACAAGGTGAAGTTGTCGGTGTACTTGAAGGAACCACTAACTACAACCAACAATTTTCAATTTCTTCGGTTGGTACTGGCACAGATGGCGCACACATACTAGGTTCTGATTCCTTAACATTCCAACAAATTACAGGAACGGCTTCATTTAACGCTGGTGATGGTCTTACCGTTGTTGGGAACACACTAAATGTTGCAACTGCTAATAGTGGTCGCATTTTTGTATCTGAAAATGCCATTGACCTTGCCCCAATTACGCAAGGAGACAATAGCGCTTCAGCAACTAATACTTTTGTTTCTGCTATCACACGTGACGGTTACGGTCGTGTCTTGGGTATTACTACTAATGACGTGACACTATCGTTGGGTACTCACACTACTGGTGATTTTGTTCAATCCCTAGTTGCTGGCACTGGTGTGTCTTTGGCTAATAACAGTGGTGAAAACGCTCAACCAACAATATCAATTGGGCAAAATGTGGCTACTTCTGCTTCTGTTACTTTTGCTGCTGTTACAGCGCCATTGATTGGAAATGTCACTGGAAATGTCACTGGAAATGTCACTGGAAATGTCACTGGAAATGTCACTGGAAATGTCACTGGAAGTTCTGGTTCTACTACTGGGAATGCCGCAACTGCAACGACATTACAGACTTCTCGTAATATTGCTGGACAAGCATTTAACGGTTCTGCTGATATATCTATTGCCCCAACTGACCTTACTGGTGTAACCGCTACTGCCACAGAACTTAACTACGTTGATGGTGTAACTTCTGCAATACAAACTCAATTAGATAACAAAGCAAGCGCTACAGCATCACCTGTAATCACTCTTGGTGGAGATTTGTCTGGTTCTGCAACTCTTACAAACCTTGGTAACGCAACACTGACTGCCACTATCGCTGCTAATTCAGTGGCATTAAGTACCGACACTACTGGTGATTATGTAGCATCATTGGTTGCTGGTACTGGCGTGACCTTGACTAATAACTCAGGTGAGGGCGCAACCCCTACAATTGCGATTGGTCAAGCAGTAGGTACATCTGCATCTGTATCGTTTGCACAAGTAACCACAACTGGAAACGTAACAGTTGGTGGTGACATCTATGTCAACGGCACATACTTTACTACTACAGAAACAAGTCTTGCGATTGAAGATCCATTTATTTATTTAAATGACGGTTCAACGGTAACAAATCCAGACCTTGGAATTGCTGGAAACTACAATGACGGAACGTACAGGCATGCTGGAGTATTTCGTGATGCCACTGACGGTAAGTGGAAGTTCTTTGACAGTTACACACCAGAACCAAGCAACCCAATTGATACGGGGCATGGAACGTATGCTCCAGCAACAGTAGTTGCCAAATCAATTGAAAGCACAGTTTCAACTGGAACAGCGCCATTGGTTGTTGCATCAACAACAGCCGTTACTAACCTAAACGCTGACCTTCTTGATGGTCAACACGGTTCGTTCTATGCGCCAATAAACAACGCATCATTTACTGGAACCTTTAGCGCTCCTTCGGGAACAATTACCAGCACGATGATTGCTGATGGGACTATTGTAAATGCCGATGTTTCTGCAACAGCGGCTATTGATCTTGGTAAGTTGGCTGACGTTTCAACAAACGCCCAAACCGCTTCGTACACACTTGTGTTGGCTGACAAAAATAAGGTTGTGGAAATGGGTGTTGGCTCTGCCAATAACCTGACTGTGCCTCTTAACTCATCACAGGCTTTTCCTGTGGGTTCACAAATCAACATCCTTCAAACTGGCTCAGGCCAAACCACAATCGTGGCTACGGGTGGAGTGACCATCAACGCCACACCAGGTCTTAAGATGCGAGCGCAGTGGTCGTATGCTACGCTAATCAAACGAGCAACCGATACTTGGGTATTGGTAGGAGACATTTCGGCGTAACTTATGGCAACAAAGGACTCAGGCGGAAAGCAACCAGATACCCCAACAATTGGTACTGCTTCGTTCAATAACACAAACGGAAACGCTTCAGTAACTTTTACACCAGGTTATATTGGCAAAGGAACTGTGTCATACACGGTTACATCTAGTCCTGGCAACATCACAGGTACTGGCTCTTCTTCTCCAGTTACAGTCACAGGGTTAACTGCTGGAACTGCTTACACTTTTACTGTACGGGCAACATCCAGCAATGGTATTTCTTCAGGAACTTCTGGGTCTTCAAACTCTATTACTCCTGGAATTAAGCCATCAGCACCAACTATTGGTACGGCTACAGCAGGTAACGCTCAAGCAACTGTTACATACACTGCTGGTTCAGTTGGGTCTGGTGGTGTTACTTATACAGCAATATCAAGTCCTGGCAGTGTTACTGGAACAGGTGGTTCCCCAATTACCGTTTCAAGTCTTACCAATGGTACTGCATACACATTTATAGTTAGGGCATCTAACGCCTATGGTTCTTCGGATTCGGCTTCTTCCAACTCGGTGACCCCAGTTGCACCTCCGTACTTTCCACCATACTTCCCACCGTACTTTCCGCCATACTTCCCACCGTTTTTTCCACCATTTTTCCCACCATTCTTTCCTCCGTTCTTTCCTCCGTTTTTTCCTCCGTATTTCCCACCATTCTTCCCACCAGCATTTAAGTAGGTATAGTGTGGGGTATGGAATCCTCACCTTGGAAAGTACAACCTGGGCATTTTGGTAATGGTCCAGAAAACATCCATATTTTCAAAAACTTTATTGAAAAAGATGACATTACAACAATTTCTAACTTTGCTAGAACTATCACTGAGTGGGCTAATGATAAAGAAGAAAATGAATATGCAGAGGATGGTACTTGTACATACGATGCTTCCTACTGGAATAACCGACAATGCTCAAGCACTATTTTAAAAAGAATCAACCCAAAAATATACGATTTGATAGACCTATACATTGACAAAATGGCAGAGGTTATCAACCAAACGTACTCATGCAAGGTGTCAAAACGCCCACCATGCATCATCAGGTGGTTTGCTGGAATAGAACAAAGACCCCACGCAGACAAACAAATGAATGATGGATCTCCTAACCCGTTCACTACCTACGATATAAATTCATTGTTTTATTACAACAATGACTTTGAAGGTGGTGAGTTGTATTACCCAGAACATGGCATTACAATAAAACCAGAACCAGGATTGGCTGTTTTTCATCCTGGAGATATTAACTACCTTCACGGAGTTAAACTAGTTACCAAAGGTGAACGGTATACAACACCAGCCTTTTACTCGGTAGAGGAGTTTGTATGACAGAAATTGACCCACAACAGATGTCTGTAGCAATTACATACCCTATTTCTGTGTATGACATCCCATTGGAATCATTGGATAGTGAGGAAAACATCCTTGCTAAAAACAAAGGGAAAGTTACGATGATTGTCAACGTGACTGGTGAGTGCGCTAATTCCGCTCAATATAACCCTATTCAGGATTTGTACGACAAATACAAAGATCTTGGGTTTGAAGTTATTGCAGTCCCAAGTACAGATTTTTGTGATGACGCATACGGGCCATTTAAAGAATCAAACGCCAGCCCTATACACATGCGTAGCCACATGAAAGAACTATACAAAACTGATTTACCCTTTTCAAAGATGGCGGCAATTGTGGAAAATTCAAAAACAGGTCTACCTGTTCACCCATTTTATAAACTTATGCAAGAAAGCACTGATCAAATTCAAGGTAATTTTGAAAAGTTCATCATTTCCCGTGACGGTACAAAGGTAGTTCGTTACTGTAACTCCGACCTACTTGACCTTGGGTATAACGCAGGTGATAGGACTATAGACTCTAAACTGGCATTACAAAACATTACAAATACGATTGAGGAATTCCTACATGAGCAAGTTGACCCTGCTTAAGGCATCACAAAACCCACCATTAGTTACACAATCTAGGGTAAAACGAGATTGGATGGATGCTACTTATAACAAGCATGCCTATCAGTGCTTACCAATGACTTATGCAAATGTGTACGGATGGGAACTACAACTACAACAAGAAGTGGTTGTTGAGTGGGATGGGTCAAATACACCACCTAAAGTACTAAGTGGTGGGGCTATTGGTGACCAAGTTGTAGCCAGTGGGAATATTATTGGCATGGTTTCGTTCAGGACTGGGTATTCGTTTAGAACAGAAGAACCCTATTCTTTATGGATAAGTGGGTCACCAAATTACTTTGTTAATGGTGCAGATCCACTATCCGCAATAGTTCCATCTAGTTGGTGGCCTGACCCATTTGAGATGAACTGGAAGATCAATAAGATCAATGAACCTGTGGTCTTTGAGGCTGGGATGCCATTCATGTTCTTTAACATCTTTGATCACACCGTGTTAGAAGACGTAGTTGTGGAAACTGAAACCCTCTGGGATGATGCTGAGTTAGTAGCATCCCGTCAAAAATACGGGGACATGAAGATGAAGAACCAAATGGAAAACCCGTGGACATGGACTAGGGGTATTCGCACAGGATTAGACGCTGACGGTAACCGTATTGGCCCCACTTTTAATGGTCTTCCCAAGTTAAGTGAGCCTAAATAAATATGTACTGGAGCAGACACGATTTTATAACGCTAATGTCAATTGGTGCTCATGTTGGGACCATTACTAGTGTTGATTACCAAAAAGTTTCCGAGCAGATACATAAACAAGATTTTGTATTTTCAAACGGGTATGGGTTTCGTGTGTACCCAAACACAGATGAATGCAACAATTTAAAACGTCTTATTGAATCTATGGCTAACAATATCCTCCCAATAAAAGTTGATTTGGTAGATATCTGGGCAGTGGTAACAAATAAAGGTGAGTCGGTTTCATACCACTCTCACCATTCAAATACGCACATGCAACCAGAGGAGTACTGGAGTGGGGTTCTGTATGCAGAATCAGATGATGATTCTGCTGAATTAGTTCTTCATTCGTTTGCTTTTAACAGGGTTGAATCAATGACAAAAATTAAGCCAGAGGTGGGAAAAATTGTACTCTTTAACTCTTTTATACCCCACTTCACAACAATGCATCAGTCGGATAAACCTAGGGTGGCAATTAGTTTTAACCTAAAGCCTAAGAATCCAAACATTACAGAAATTCCAGATATGAGCGTGTATAGGAATAAACAATGAGTGATTTTGCAAAAGAACAAGCCAGGAAGTACTTAGAGCGATCAATAGAAACTCTACAAACAATTCTTGGTGTTGACGCATTTACTCTTGAACAGATACCAGTAGACCAATCGTCTGCTTTGTACGACTCCTATTTTTGTCTATTGCACGAGGTAACTGCTTATAGAAAGTTGTTAAGTAATGACCAATGAATACCAGACTGGGATAGACCCAGTTGATTTTCCGTCACTAGATAATTCAGATATCTATTGGGATAAAGATAATGAACAATGGGTAGTTGTTGGTAAAGGCACTGCATATTGCCATTTACACAGTCCTTCTACAAATAAACAACCAACCGCAAAGCGTCTTTTGTGGGATTTACCAGACGATACATCTGGGTCTGACACTGTAGAAAAGTACAATAACTACGATGTTTACAAGCATTATCTTGCTGAATTTACTGCTTATTTATACGTTTTAGGGTATTCAGAAGAGCAATTTCCAAGTTTGACAATAGACGATATTATAAAAAAAGTAAGAGATGTGTACAAGTACAAGCATGGTGAACCTGTTGATTTGGCTAGTCAGGTGTACATTAAAAGGAAGAATATTGCAATGGTAAGAGGGATTCGTAGAGCAAACTACGGGGTGCAGGTAACTAAAAATGGAAGATAAGTTTAATAGAGCAAACCTTGCCGATTTGTTTTCTAATACACAAAGTTACGTAGATTCATTTCCTGGAAAGTATTACAAACACACATCAGAGTTATTGGCAACCCATACAAAGGAAATCCCGTTTGATAGGCGGAACATAGCCACAGGTGGGGTTGACATGTCAATATTTCCTTGGGAGATGTTCGCAGACACTGATGAAAAAGTACTTAAGTCTTATTCAATAACACAGGTTTTTCAAGACCTCATATACAAGTTAAAGAACCCAAAGACTGTGCTTTTTTGCAATGCAGGGTATTCAAGCACTGGAATTATTCAACAATGTGAGAACCCAGATGTAAAGGTTACTATTCTGAATAGTGTTTCACTTAATCACTTTGAAAAATGTGTAAAAACAGTAAATGATAGATTTTCAAATATTGAGTATGAAGTTCTATCAATTCAAGACCTGGTTGCAGGAAACTCTGACAGGTTTGACATGATTGAAATTTGGGGTAATCAACTAGACACATCTCTTGCTAATGTAAGTGTTTACACATCTTTGTTAAACAAAAACGGTATATTACTAATCAATGACACATCTGACTGGGCTTTTTTATACGATAACGACACACACGCACACCCAATGTTTGATCTCCACGAACAACTAATTGCTGATAGTTCGGTGTATGTTTACCACGTACCAGTACATTACGGATTTTCTGTGGTGGTAAAGAAGTGAGGGTATTAGATAACTTTATAACAAACAAACAGTTGCTTGCAGAGATTAGCGCTGACAAGTCATTTTTTCCAGAATCTATGGGTGAAAAAGCCAAGGTTAATTATGGTGTACATGAATACCACGATCCAAAATCTAAGTATTATTCTCCGTATATGTTCTGGGATGGGTGGTGGAAAAGTCCTGCAAATACCCTTAAAAAACGGGTTATTCAGCACATTTGGGAAAACAATTTACCAATACCAGAAGAAGATGTGTGTGGGTTTGAGTACTGGACAAAGACGTTTAAACCAGGTCAGTATCTAGCCCCACACATTGATGAGGATTCACACCTGTATAAAGAGTTTCAGGTATTTAGTGGGCCGTTAATTGGTTGTGTTTACTACCCAGAATCGTCACCAGCATCTGGTGGTTTTCTTGAGTTGCACGAACACAGACTTGAAGACGGTACGTTTTTTGCATTAGAACGGGGTAGTCTGGATTCATTAACATCGCCCATAGAAAAAAGAGAACGAATAGCATACAAGCCTAATAGGTTGGTAATATTTGATGCTGGTCATGTTCTCCACAACACAACACCAGTGGATGCTGGGACACGTAGGGTTTTAATTGTTAATGTGTGGAGTATGGATAACCAACCAATGGCTTTACAAACTGGAGGATTTTATTATGAGTAACTACCTACAACCACAACCACTAGGTGATCCAAAACTAGGTGTGTTTGCATACCACGGTATGCTTGTTGAAAGTCTAAACCTTGTTGGAAGACTTGAAAAAACTATTGGAGATAGTACTACAGCACCGTTTATGTGGATGGATGCGCTTGTTGGTGATCAACAAAAGATGCCTGAATATCGAGATTGTGTTGACTGCAAAATAAGCCCAACACATCTTGAACACCTTCCACCACAGTTTGAAGGTCTTCGCAGTATCTATGATGACACCG